CTTGCAAACTAGTAGTATTGGATTGTGGTGGCGAAACAGAAAAAGGAGCAATTACTAATATAGTAGCAGTTTGTTGAGTTGGAGAACTAACTATGCCAAAACGTTTAATAAGTTGCCGTACACTCATCACTTTTTCACCAATACACAAAGCTTCCGGAGCCCAATTAGATTCAATAGATTGAGAATCAATAGAAGCAGGCACTTGGCCCATTTGTGCTTCATTACGTTGTATAGATTCATCTGTACCCATAAAAACTTGTACATCTGCTTTCTCAATGACTTCAAAATCACTGGCGGCAGTTAACAAACCAGAATAAGGGACATAATTTGGACAAGTAGGATTAGCAAATTTCAGATCAGGCCCACCAGCAACTTCAACAAGAACATTGATGTTACCAACAACGGTGCTAGTAGCTTTAAGCTGATTCAAAACATCCACTTGGATTACTCCAGTGGCTGCAGTATACAGAAATTGATTAGAAGCGCCCAAAATAGTAGAACCAGGACGAGTTGTATTCATCCAAGGTCTTGATGAAACATAAGGAACAGTAAAACTAACTTCTGTAGAGTCACGAAGATCAACAATCATACGATAACACTTATTTACATCACCATTAGAAGTTGTCAAATCAACATTATAAGCAAAAGGGAAGAATGAAATCATCAAACGTCCAGAATGAAATTGAGTTTTAACAAATTTAAAAGTGTAAATCAAAGAACCTCTCCACAAACCAAAAGTATTAGCAGTATAACCCATATGGGTAGTAACAAATCTATTAGTGATGATAGATGAAATAGGTTTAATTTTAGTAGGGGTAACATAATCTTGGTAAAGCGTACCAGTAGTGGTTGCAGTTGGCCAAGAAAATGTAGCCCAATAATTAGGAATAGAAACGATACGACTCAAAGCCATCTCATCAATAGAAGTTCCTGCAAGACCAGGTTGAGTTTCAATTTCATTATCACACGCAAGTGCGAGTTTATGTGAAGCATCCACACCATTATAATTAGCCATGCGAACCTGTGTTCGCAATTTAGATTCACAAACCATACCTTGAGAAGTAGGTTTAGAATAACCCAAAAGTTTCAACAAATTAGCAGCTTTAGAAGAAATCCATGCAGGATGAGTAAACATATTTCCAACAATAGGAATGCGAGAAAGATCTTGAAGACCAGAAGCTATCTTACCAACACCAACAGATGGTGATTTATTATCAGCTAACTGTTTCAGTTCCATTTGCACATCTGCACGTTCCACTTCAGCAGCAATTCGTGGCCCAAATGTAGTGTTAATTGGAGCACCTGTAGGATACTCTATTTCAACATTAGTGAGCCAAGCCCAAACAGTATATTCAACAGATGAAGCACCAGTAGAATCTTGAAGAGGAGAATAAACAACTAAATAAATTGAACCAAAAGAACCTTGAGCAGTAACTAAATTATAGAAAGCATGAGGAGAAACATAAGGTATCTCCATAGTGACCTCAGTACCAACACTAAGATCAAGATCAACACGAGGACAACCAGATCGTCCTTGTAATGTAGAATTTATTGTTGTAACACGGTCAGGCATGTACTGAGCATATGGAATATACTGCAGCATGAGCCGGCCAGCTTGAAAAGGTTGAGAATTTACTTGAACACGAACATTAAGAGTACCACGCAAACCAACAAAACCTTTAAGTTTTTCTTGGTACATAATATTAGTAATAAGAGAGTCAGGAAAGTTATAAGTAGCCAATTGAGTAGCCTGTGCTTGGGTCGTAGACCAAAGAGAAGAAACAGCAGAAACTACAATAGGTCGAGATAAAAAATCTTTAACTGTGTGTTCGCGAAATTCTTTAACGGTCATATGTAAATACTTAGTATCAATATCAACAATACTAGGTAAAGCCTGAGAAATTGGTGCCACACCTTGTGAAGACATGGTAACAGTTTCATGTTGTTGGGAGATTAACTCTCGATCACCAACTTCGAGATTTGAATTTGAATTTGTAGCAAGTTAATTTACTTAGAATTGGAGATAACTTAGTCTTCCAAATCGCATTGAGTTTTCCCTGGATAATGTGGGGCTGCCACAGAGCATCCTGGGACGTAAACCTAAATAGGTAACCCTGTTCTTTTGATAGCAGTACTTTTCTTTTATTAGACTCAAAATTTTGTATAGAAAAGCAAGATCACATCAAAAGCTTAGAAGAAAGAATAATCTTCCACATCAAACCCTAAACTCACATCGAGTAAAAGATTCAAATATGGTCTGATTATTGGTAAATTATTTTTGGGAAAAAGATGGAGGTTAGATGTTAACCTCTGTTTAAGTTCATTATATGCATCTTCCCCATGATACACAATTTCTCTAAAAGCAACTTGAACATTAGTCAACAAAACATCGTCAACATTCAATGTAGATTTGGATTTGCGCACCCAATTCAACATTTCATAAATTACACTCTGATCTAAAGGCGCAACATAACGTTTAAGTTTGGAATCAAATTGAAAGCTGCGTTTGAGAAACTGAACTTCGGACAATGTCCGATATTTCACAATTTCACCAGTTTTTGCTTCATCGGTATAGATATGTCCAATGGTAGCAAGAGCTGCTGAAATTGTGCATTGATTAAATTCTTCCGCTATCA